AAGACAGCAACGATGATTTTGCAGCGGATGCTATCGCATTATTACAAGAAATTGGACCAATGGAAGAAGAAGAAGAAGAACAAGGTATTAGTATTGGTAAGTTAGAATCTGCTTTAAGATCAGCTAAGGCGAAACCACGCAAAAAAAATAAAAATCTTTTAATGAAAGGTAAATTGAAAATATGGGGCGATAGTCCACCTAGTGATTTAAATTTTGATGGAAAATTAAGAAGACATGGCAAAGGAGGAAGAAGAACACGTAAAAAAAGAGGTAAAGGAAGTCGTCCAAACAGTCCTCAACAAGAATTTGCCGATCAAATGTCACCTCCTGTAGATCCTTTTGTAGCTTTACTACAGCATTATAATGATCAACATAATTCTTTTATACGTATCATTTTTGAAGATATATGGGCTAATAAAGATAGAATGTTATTTCAAAAAATTAAAAAAGCATCAGGAACAAGGGATGATAATATTGTAATACAATTAATGAAAAAAGAATTTATTATGGCACATAGCACGTTGATTCAAAATTTTGATAGAATTGTAGAAGATTATAGAAATACAGTTCATCAAGATAGTCTTCGTAAAAAATTTTTTTTTGAAAACAGAACTTTAATAGATTGTTTTGATACAGTAGAAAATTCAAAATATATAGTAAATTTGACAGAGAATTTAAATAAACATCACTATCTATTTTTTCTTTATGTTTTAAAATTTCTTCAAATAGTAGTAGGAAAGATTAGATCCGATTCAAAATTAAATACTCCATCTGGAAACTATGAAATAGACCCAATTGATTGTTTTGCGTTATTGGCTATTGTAGCATCATATTATAGAGTATTTAGAGTATCAAAAAGATTGCAAGTTCCACAAGTATTTAATGATTTGTGTAATACCATTTTACTAATTCATAAACCGGACCTTATGAATAAAAGTTTTAAAGGTTGGCAAAGAGGAGGAAGAAAGAAAACAAGAAAAAGAAGAAAAAAACGGAAAAATAGAAAAAAAACCCGAAAATAATTTATAAAATAATATTAATTATGAAATTATTATTACTATTATTAATACTATACTTAGAATTGACTTTTTGTGAAGTATTTATACATAAAGAAATATATCATAACAAACCAGATAGTTTTATACGCAGATATGGAATATACGGAAACGAACATATAAATCACCATTTAGATGTCTTGAATGATATGAGTTTGAAAGAAGGTTATCACGAAGATGGATTATTTTTTGATTCATTTGACTTGATTTATATAACCTTGTTAATATTTATTGTATGGTATCCAACGGTATTATTATTTTATCAAGTAGAATGGTATTATATTTTTATAGCAGCTGTATTAACATGTTTATTTTACAAAGTAATGTGGGATAAATTACATTATGCTTTTCATCAAATAGATGATATTGGAAAATATAAAGATAATTTCATTTTTAAATGGTTATATAATAATCACAAGGTTCATCATTTAACCAAAGGAGAAAATAAAGGAAATTATAATATAATATTTCCTGGTGCAGACCATATTTTGGGTTTATATAATAGCAAAGTGAATTAAAAGATAAACGATATATAATATAAATATTATGAATAAAATACAACAGGTAATTAATGATGATTGTATCAAAAAAATAAAAGAAATGAAACCAGAAAGTGTTGATATTATTATATGCGACCCACCATATAATATTGGTAAAGATTTTGGGAATAACAGTGATAAACAGAAAATGGATGTTTACTTGAAATGGTGTGATGAATGGATTAAAGAATGTATAAGAGTATTAAAACCAACAGGAACATTATATATTTATGGATTTAGTGAAATTTTATCTTTTATAAGAGTTAGAATTAATATCAATGTTAGGTGGATTATATGGCATTATACAAATAAAACAGTTCCACGATTAAATTTCTGGCAAAGAACACATGAAAGTATTTTGTGTTGTTATAAAGAAAAGCCAGTATTTAATAGAGATGATGTAAGAGAACCATATACAAAAGGATTTTTAAAAAATGCTGCTGGTAAAGTAAGAAAAGCAACAAAAGGTAGATTCAGTAAAGGAGATAAAGAAACCGTTTATAAAGCACATCAAAACGGAGCATTACCTAGAGATGTTATTAAGATTTCAGCATTAGCAGGTGGAGCAGGGAAAAAAGAAAGAGTAAATCATCCAACACAAAAACCATTGGAATTATGTGAAAAATTAATAAAAGCAAGTATGAATAAAGAAGGAGAAACCTTGGTGGTTATACCATTTGCTGGTTCTGGTAGTGAATGTGTAGCAGCAAAAAAGTTAAATGTTAATTTTATTGGATATGAAATAAACGATGAGTATGTTAAGTTGTGTAATGAAAGATTAAAGAGTGATTAAAAAATATATTTATTTTAAAATATATTTTCTTATTTGAGGTGTTTGGGAGAGAAAAACACAGTATTTTTATCGGCGTCTGCGCCGGGTTCTTCTTTTACGTTTAAGAGACCTTCTTCTTGTTTTTCTTTTTCTTCTTGTTTTTCTTCTTTTAGTTTTACGACGTTTTCCTCCTTGACTTTTTTTAGCTACTGGTTTTTTAGCTGCTACTAATTTGTGTCCTGGCATTAAAGTATCTTCTTTATCAGACATATATAATCTATTTAGATTTTTTATAAATTTTTGATAAAGTTTCTTGGGTAAAATCTTCTTCAAATTTTTTACATCTTATTAAATTTTTAATACACTTGATCAAGTCTTCATCTTCATCTAATAATGCTTCTTCTTGAACAACGATGGAAGGGATTTTATAATTAGGATTTGTTAAGTTTATTGTATACTTTATATGATTTTCTTTTTCATATATCTCGCCAATTTTAAATTCAAAATTATCTAATGTTAAGGTTTGGTTAAGTTCAAATGAAGGAGCCCATTTTGCTTCAGCAATAACACATTCGTCCTTTAATAAAGTATGCATGTATTTAACTAAACATTTCATTTTTTCACAAAATAATTAAGTTATTTTCAAGTTGATTTTTTATAATCAATTAATAGAATGCTTTTATATGCAATAATGATAATAATATTGATATTAATTGCCTTGTATCTTTATTACAAGTTTAAACATTCATTTTGGTCTAGACAACCTGTATTTCATATTCATAATTTATGGTATTGGTATGATCCACCGGGGTTAATACAAAAAGAAAAGCCAGAAAGGAATAAATATTATAAAGGAGATATTGAATTTGATACATTTGATAATATTTCAGCCGAAAAAAAAGCACTATTAATAGAATTTATTAAAAATAATTTTTTACCAAACAAGATAGAACAATACACACCTACTGAAAAATCTATAGTAAATTATTTTACTGGACATAATGACAAGGTTTTTGTATCATTACATTATAAAAATCGTTTTACAAAATTAAAAAATATTATTAGCTGCATGACTACAAGACCACTTGAGTGTTATGTTAATAATGATAAATTTATATTGTATTATGTTGATTATCTTTGTGTCCATCAAAAAGAAAGAAAGAAGGGAATAGCACCAATAACTATATATTCACATTATGTAAATCATAGATTTCAACATGATAATACTGTATTTTTCTTTAAAAGAGAAGGGGAAACTACATTAATAGTTCCATTGATGGTTTATCAAACATATTTTTTTGATATATCATGTTGGGATAAAGATGTTACATTCGATCAAAGTTATATAATGACATATAAATTATCAAAACAAAATTCAACATCATATATGCAGTTATTAAAGTTAATTAGAAATAATTTTGATTGTGTTATTGTTCCTAATATTTCAAATTTGTTGCATTTATGCAGTGAAGATGAATTGATAATTACAATATTAAATATCAATAAAGAAGACAAATGTATCTATATATTTAGAGATCCGCATATAACATATGAAGGTGAGAATAGTATAGAGCTATTAGCATCTTTCAATAACAATCAAACAAATGAATTATTTACATTGGGAATGTTTAATAGTATAAGAATGATTAATAAACAAAAAAAATTTAACATATTATTGATTGAGGATACAAGTGATAATAATATCATATTAAAAATAATATTAAATAGATATGATAGCTATTTACAGACTTCAGCTTCATATTATTTTTACAACTATGCTAATCTTCCTATAGTAAGTAATAATGTGTTTTGTATTAATTAACGGGTATATTTGCCAGCTCTTGCGAAAGAATCAATCACAAAAATAGTAAAAACGCCTAAAAACATATATAAAACAAGTTCTTCTGTTACATTTTTATTGGGTTCATCTTTGTTTTCTTCCATTAAATGAATTAAATAGTTTAACTTTTTCATTAATTCGTCTTTGTTTTGAAAGGTGCTTTGATTTTGTGGATTATTGTAATAGGGAACATATGAATCATAATAACTTTTCATTACATCATTATTTAAGTTGTTATAACCTTCGATAGATACGGCACTATCATCAGCAGGTTGATTTAAACTATTTTGATTATCTAAATTCTCAACAATATCAGCAGGGATATTTGTTAATTCTGCTTTAGGAGGAGGATTAAAATTTGCTAAACCTTCACCATCGCCATCCATTTCTTCCATATTTTCATGCATGTTTTTCATAGAGTTTAGGAATTCTTCTGCTTTGACACTTGGAAGTTTAGCTCTTTTTCGTATAGTCTTATTTTTTCGCTTTTTATACATGTTGCTTAATAATTCCATATCTTGTTTTTGATCTTTATTAAATTCTGAAAATCCTAATTGACTAGCCATTCTTATAAAAATCATAGATAATTTTTTATTTTTAATAAACCAAAAAAATGTCTATTTATGTATATAAGAATGAACCACTATATTGAATTATTATTAGCAGCTTCGATAGTTGTATTACTAATGCATGTGCCTGAATTTTTACAAGAAATGGCCGCAAGTAGTTTAGGTAAAATGTTATTATTATCAGTTGTTGTATTTTTATTATGCTTTTGCGGTAAAAATGCTGGTATTATGGCAGCTGTAATTTACATTATTGTTGTCTATAAAACAGATAAGGAAAATTTTCAATTGTTTGAAGGATTGAATATAAGCGTTTCCGCCGGATCTAATACTCCAAAAGACGACGCTTCATGTAAAGCAGCAAATAAAGATTATCCAAAATGGGATACTGCACAAAAGAAATGTGTTGCGGAGACAGCAAAAAAAGAAGGAATGAAAGATCAAGCAAGCGACGATGCGAGCTGTAAAAAAGCAGACCCAAATAAACCATATTGGAATGATACTACAAATTCGTGCCAAACCACAGAACCTTTTTCATTAGAAGAAATTGAAACATTAAAGAAACTGGCAAATAAAAAAGAAGGTTTTGGAAACTTTAGCCGCCAGCGAAATCTTCAAACTCACGAATACAAATTAAGTCATCAAAATACAACTGATAATGATAGAAATGTAAAAGTTAAAGCAGAAAAAGCAAAAATGAATGCGTCCAAAGAAATGAAAGACGAAAAAAATCAAAGTAATTAGATATTTTTTTAATGAAAGAAAATATCTATAAATATATTAATAATGGTTAAAAGAAAAGTAAAAAAAGATAAACAAAATGGAGGCGGAGCTACTTTATTGGGAAACTTAGGAGCAGGTCTAGCCAGTTTAAATAATAGTAAATTTTTTGCTGGTTTAGTAATGATAATGATGAATATTGGTTCAAAATATATATCAATAAAATTAACTAAATCGCAAGAACAATATTTGAAAAATAATGTAGCAAAACAAATGTTGATATTTGCTATTGCTTGGATGGCAACAAAAGATATATTGATTGCTTTGTCTATTACAGCTATATTTCATGTTTTAGCAATGCATCTTTTAAATGAAGAAAGTGATTATTGTATTATTCCGAAACAATGGAGAAATTTTGAAAAATTATTAGATGAAGACGATGATGGTGTAGTAACAGAAAAAGAAATTGAAAACGCAAAAGAGATATTAAGAAAAGCAAGAATGAAAGAAGTGAAAAGAGAAGCATTAAGAAATATGAATGAATTTAGTATGAATGTTTAATTTTCTCATTAAATTATAAATGATAAAAGGAACCACAAAGACGTTAAAAAAAACAAAAACAGATAGTAAATGCAATAAAGAAACCCAAGCAAAATTTGAAATAGAATGGCATTATACTACTAATCTATCTGGAAAGCATACGTTTGTATACACAGGAAAAGAAATAGGGAAAGATTATTATGATCCAGGAGAACAAAAATTAATTAATGTAGGTGATACGGTAATTTATAAGAAAAAAGATCATTTAAATGATGGTGTAAGAGCGGTTGTTAAAGAAATAACAAAAAGTTTAACAAAAAAAGAATTAGCCGAACAAGGTAAAAAAGAGACAACTAAATTCAACGATTCGTATACTTTAAAGTTTCAAAATCCTCCTTTTCAATCAAAATGGCCGAATCAATATAAAAAAATAAAAAACGTTCAAAGAATAAATATGGAAAAAATTCCAACACATAAAGACTTCCTTTGTGTTAATATGAATATAAATAAGAAAAATTCAACTAGAAAAAATATAAAAGGAACACCAACTGTATCACCTGTAAAAAAAAGTGTATTAAAATTTCAAGTTGAACAACAAATGAAAAAAACATTTTTAACAGCCGCGTATTATAAAAATCGTGAAGAAGAAACTCAACCAGAATTTAAAATAGAAACTGTATTAGCAAAAAATACACACGGTAAAAAAGTTATAGATAAAAATGCTCTTGTAGAACCAACACAAAGTTATAAAATAGATTATGTTAGTTTTAGAGATATATTTTCTAGTAGAAAATCTAAAAGTAAATCAAAAAAATATGGCGGAGAATATTATAAATTAAAAGTAAAAGTTCATCTTGGATTAAGAGATATTACTTCTTCCGGTTTAGGAGCTGATAATTTAGTTCTTGCTATGAGATGCGATGAAAGAAGGAA